CGGATCTGTCGATCACGCGCATCTCTGTATCTACCTACGCTACGATCCCCAACAAGCTGACTCAGGCTAGGCCCATTCAGGTCTACATCGACAGACAGGCGGTTGTTCCAACCATCACTGTTTGGCCCATCCCAGATGCTTCGCAGCCTTACACCTTCGTGTATTGGTATCTTCGCCGTATCCAAGATGCTGGTACAGGCGTGAACACGATGGATGTGCCGTTCCGGTTTATCCCCTGCATGGTTGCAGGGCTGGCCTACTACCTTGCGCTGAAGCTTCCGGATGGGCTGCAACGTCTCGATACGCTCAAGGCGCAGTACGACGAAGCTTGGGATCTGGCATCATCAGAAGACCGTGAGAAGGCAGCGATTCGGCTCGTCCCAAGGCAGATGTTCATAGGTTGATATGGGCAATAGATTCGCGTCAGGTAAGAACTCCATTGCGGAGTGTGACCGCTGTGGACAACGGTTCAAACTGACTGCGCTCAAGAAGGAAGTCAAGAAGCTCGCGGTCTACAACATTCTGGTGTGCCCGCAGTGCTGGGATCCAGACCATCCGCAGTACCAACTGGGTATGTATCCAGTTGATGATCCACAAGCAGTACGTGAACCACGCCGGGATACGACCTACTACGTGTCAGGCGTTACCTCTGATGGGTCGTTGGGTGGGGGCAGTAGAGTGTTTCAATGGGGCTGGAATCCGGTTGGTGGAGCCAGCAGTTTCGATACCTTGCTAACGCCAAATGACTTGGTGGCACAGGGGATTGTTGGTACAGTCACGATAGTGACGACATAAGGAGGCCACATGGCTAAGGAAAAAGGTAAGTCTGACATGGCGCAAGACAAAGCCATGATTAAGAAGGCTTTTAAGCAGCACGATGCCCAAGAGCACAAGGGTGGTAAGGGCACTGCCCTGAAGCTCAAGAAGGGTGGCCCTACGTCCGAAGATCGTATGCGGATGGGGCGTAATATGTCGCGTGCTGCTAGTCAGAAGACGGGTTGAATCATGGCTAAGATCAACAACAAGCCAGCGGCTGCTTACGCAAAGCCGCACACGATGGACGGCAAGACTGTCGGCATCAACGACTATGGTATCAAGCCAACTATGCCCCGCAAAGAAGGCTGGACTCCGATGGAAGGCGTTGCGCTGGGTAACAACGATGGCGTGAAGACTGACGGTATCAAGATGCGTGGCACAGGTTGCGCGACCAAAGGTACGATGTCTAGAGGTCCGATGGCATGAATTACACGGCTCTTGTAAATACGGTTACCTCCTATACGGAGGATCAATTCAGTACAACGGACATCAACACGTTCATTGTTCAAGCTGAAACACGTATCTACAACAGCGTGCAGTTCCCGTCCCTGCGTAAGAATGTCACTAGCACGGTAACTGGGTTTGATCAGTACTTGGATTGCCCTTCGGACTTCCTGTCTGTCTACTCAATGGCGGTGTACGAAAGTGGCGGTGCTTATACGTACTTGCTGAACAAGGACGTCAACTTCATCCGCGAAGCGTATCCCTTACCAACAGCTACGGGAACGCCGAAACACTATGCACTTTTTGGGCAGACGTTCGCAGATCCCAACGAGTTGGTGTTCCTTCTTGGCCCCACGCCAGATCAAAACTATGAAGTCGAGTTGCACTACTTCTACTACCCAGAGTCGATTACCACGGTTGCTGGTGGGCAGACTTGGCTCGGAGATAACTTTGATCCTGTTCTGTTGTACGGAACTCTTGTCGAGGCGTATACGTACATGAAGGGTGAAGCCGACATGATGCAGTTGTACGAAGGTAAGTACAAGGAAGCCCTTGTACTGGCTAAACGTCTGGGTGATGGTCTTGAGCGGCAGGATGCGTATCGTTCTGGTCAGTATCGTCAACCTGTGAACTGATATGGCACTCGTCCAAACAATGACGATAAGTTTTAAGGCCGAACTGCCGCAAGCGGTTCATGACCTTTTGGCGGACACTATCCAGATGGCGCTGTACACAGCCGAGGCTACGCTGAACGCAGACACAACTGTGTATGCCACAGACAATGAAGTTGTAGCGTCTGGCTATACAGCCGGGGGCAACACGTTAACGGATGCCACCATCACTACCGCTGACAATGTGGCGTACATCAGTTTTGCCAATCCGTCTTGGAATTCAGCACTGACAGCGCGTGGGGCGCTGATCTACAATCTGACCAAGGCTAACAGGTCGATTGCTGTGCTTGACTTCGGCGCAGATAAGACCTCTACGGTCACGTTTACCGTTACACTCCCCGCAAACACCTCAACCTCTTCACTACTCCGCATAGCATGAGCACTGAAACACCTCTCATCCATACAACCCTTGGCAATGTTCCTGTTGACTCGCTTGTTTACGAGACCGAATGGGATGTCACTCCAACGTATGTTAAGTTTGCTGAGAAGTATACGGACAAGAGTAGCGGGGAAATTGTTCGTCAGAACGCCCATGTTTATAGTTTGACCACCATAACGGGCGAAGCCGTTACTGGTAAATTTTAAGGAAATAGAAAATGGCTAATACCCAAGCAATGTGTACTTCGTTTAAGAACGAAATTCTTCAGGCGTACCATAATTTTTCCATCCTCAACCCTGTACGGGTAGCAAGCACTGCCGACACGTTCTACGGGGCGTTATACGCTAGCACTGCCACAATCAACTCAACTACAACCATATACACAACATCTGGACAGGCTACAGGTACGGGCTATACCGCCGGGGGGCTCCCATTTACGCAAACTAACCCAACAAGCGGGCAGTGGACTCCTCCGCAGTTGCAGTGGACGGGGGTGACATTGACTTCGGTTGATGCACTGCTTGTGTATAACTCATCTCAAGGTAATCGCGCTGTCAGTGTCCATACTTTTGGTGCGGTGACGCTTACCAATGGTACTTTCACTTTGACGATGCCTGTCTCTGGTGGACTTATTAGTATTACTTAAGGCTTAAAATGTCTTGGGTGGCTATTGATACCGGACCGAGTGACTCATGGACTCCTGTTGTCCGCCCTGTCGTTGCTAGTCTAAGCGGCGTAAGCGCAAGCGGGGCGGCTAACACTCCAACATTCGGCTGGGCAAAGTCGCTATCTGGAGTAACTGCTGGTACAGGTGTGGGGGAAGTAGCCCTCCAAGCACAAGTTGCGCTTTTAGTAGCTTCCGCCGCTGGGGGCGCAGGGAATTTAACGTCTACCTTCACTCCTTCTGAGGAGCGGGTACTGATAACGCAGACGGCCATAGGTGCGGCGGCTTCACCCACCGAACTCCTGCAAATAGCACTTTTAGGAGTTTCCGCTGTTGGTAGTGGAAATACCGTAAGCGCGGCAACTAGTACGGCTGTCAATGTTACGCGATCCCTTATCGGTGTAAGCGCAGCATCTAGTGCTGGGGATATAATCGAATCTCCTCAGTTTGCTTTGTCCGGGGTGAGCGCAAGTGCTAACGTAGGAACGCTGGGGCGTGATGTATCCATCACCAGAGCCACTACTACATTGTCGGCAACTGCTGGGGTCGGTAATATAACCGAACAACTTGAGTACGCTCTTGTGACTCAAAGCGCGGCTGGGGCAGTTGGATCGCTCGATGAGAAGATCACTATGGCTCCCACGGGTAACGCCGCCGTTTCCGCTGCGGGTACAGTAGTTTACACCCCCCGAGTTACACGCACTATAACCATTACGTCAGCTACAGGCGGTGCAGCAACGCTTAACTACATCACAGGCGCGGCGACGAACTTGGCTGTTACAATTACTGGACCAGCATATAATGCCGGAATAACCGATATTACAGTTGTAGTAAACTCTGGAGTAACTATCTATAGTAATAGTGTTGTTGACCCAGCGCTTAAACTATTCGTTACTACAGGATATACTCAGACTACCGATACATTGTTATTTACTAATAATGGTATTATTATTGGTAAGGGTGGTGATGCAAGTACTGTTGCTGGTCCACCATATACTGTAAGGCCAACATACACCGCTGGTTTAGTTGGGGGGGACGCTGTGCAGATTTATGGTTATGATACTTCTGTTGCGTACCCTGCGGGTGGAGATGTACTGACAAGTATAGATAACACAGGCAAGATATTTGGCGGTGGTGGTGGGGGAGCGACTGTTGGATATACTGGCGGTGGTGGCGGGGCTGGCGGGGGTAATGGTGGGGCAGGGTTATACTACAACACCCCCTCCGACTATAAATATGCTGCGGGTGGCGCAGGGGGGGCTGTAGGTGTTGCGGGTAGTAACGGAACAGCAGCTACCATACTTGCTGCTAGTGGTGGTGGAGGCGGAAGAAACACTACAACAACCACGGGCGGGGCGGCAGTTACAGATCTGTGGTCTGGGGCACAAATAGCCACGGCGGGTTTGGGGGGAAATGCTGGTGGATCGGGGGCTGCATTTGTAACAGACTCGGTTCGTGCAGCAGGTGGGGGCGGGGGCGGTTGGGGCGCAAGAGGAGGCGCTACTGCACTTACTGGCGGTAACGGTATCTACACTCTTACTTCTGGTGCTGGTGGTTCAGCAGGTGCTTCGGGCGGTAATAGTGGCGCAGGAACTAGTGTAGTTGGTAAGGATGGTGGGTATAGCCTCTTTATTGAGGCGGTATTGGACACTTTCACAGACACTGGGACTATTTACGGGCTTTATTGATGAAAAACTTTCGTATTAACGGTGATTTTGGCGAAAGAGAGTTCGATT